AAAAGGTCTTATTCTTATCTCCTTTTTGTACACGTCACACACACCATCATTACCATCATTAATCAAACCATCATCTTCTATGATTTCATACATCACACCAAGAACATTAATTTTTTGAGTCGATGTTTTTTCTGTTGCAAACATAAGTTCAAAGAACCTGCCTTTATCCTCTTTAGAAACTCTAAGGGTACATTCAGCATCCCCTCGAACTGGTACGCTGAACGATTGAATTATTGCATTAATTTGTGTGTCACCAATCATCATTTTAACCATGTCCGCTTTCATTTGGTCACTCCTTTCTGAATAAAAAAAATAATGCTACCGTAAAGATAGCATTATTATATCACATTTTATTAATTTTTGCTAGATTACAAGTCGCTTATCGTCACATCTTTAAGTTCGTAGCCTACACATTCGTAAACCACATCACCATCTCTGTAAAAGCTGTATACTTCGTTTCCGTTATACTCCATAAGTTCTACTTCGATATTGTTATCTGACATATGCGTTAATACTTCACTGCTTAAATCGCTTAAATAGCAATTTCTTTCTACTCCATTTTCATAATTAATCTTCATAGCCTTTACCCCCTAAAACAACATGCATATCTTCAAAGTCCATATCCTCATATTCTTCATCTAACGGACAAGAGCATAATGCATCTATTAATTCGTAATCAGCTTCTGTAAGTTCATATTCGGGTGTAACGTCATATTCTTCATCTAACATCCAAGGGCATTTAGCGTACTCTGCGTTTTTCACCTCATCTTCTTCTATACGCTCCATCATTTTTTCAAAATCCACCACTTCTAAAACACCATAAGTTCTTTTAAAACTATCCTCTCTGTTCATATCCTTACCTCACTTTCTTATTTTCTATGTCTATATATTATCACACTTTGTAATACTTGTCAAGCACTTTTGCAAAAAAAATAGAGTCAGTAAACACCGACCCTATTTCTCTGCTTATTCTGTCCGTTCTAGCCATCTTGCAAGCTTCTTCTGCTTTGTCTTATTTATAAGTTCCTCATCAATAATGCCAGTATTATATACTTCCTCCAAGCATACCGCCACATCTGCCATTTCTTCTTCTAAATTTTCGATTGCATCATCGAATGGCTTAGGGCTAGGATTCTCTCCTCTTGTTATTCTAGCCACTTTCAATAATGCTTGCGTCAGTTCTGCACATTCTTCCGCACATTGTTCTAGTAACGCTGGCACTCCAATTCTTTTATATATATCGGTTTTTCTTTTTGGTGTATCTGTGCTGATTTTAACTAATTCTTTTGGGTCACTTACTTCTTCAATTTTTCCATATCTATCTACTACATGCATTTTTATTCCAATCATTCCCTCCTCAATCAATTTTGCGTAGTGCTTATTCCTCTGTGTTACAACATGTCCTCTATACATATACACTGCCACTATTATTCCCTCCCTGTCGTTATGGTGTCGTTAATGTCATTTTGTCCATATATGCTGTGAATGTGTAGCAAAAACCATCCCAATAGTCATTAATAGAACCTATGTTCAAATCTTCGATTTCATCCTCTTTCTCATCGTCCCATTTAAGTTCTGATAATGCCTTGATTAAATTCTTACAATTATCACATATTACAAGCCTGCCTGTACGTAGCATTTTGTCCACAAATCTTATACGATTCAAAATTGTGTTCTTTTCGCATCCGTTGACTCGTGTTTGAAGCCTGTTTTCTCTAGCCGTTGCTTTGAGGTCGTATATGAGTGTTGGTGATGCATTATCCCCAAAACACTCTGATATTGTGCCACATTGCGATTCCATGAATGTATAAAAATCTAAATATTTCTCTTGTATCTGTACCGTATTTACTTCTTCACAAATTGGCAAATCTTCTTCGCCAAGTACAACCATTGTCTTGAAGTTTTGCAAGAATCCAGTCACGTAATAAGTTGTCCTTGATTTATTTCCACCAAAGTCTATTCCCATAGTCAGTAACATATAATGGAATTTTTGATTTCCGTTACTGTCTAATAAGTCTGTCCATTTTATCGTATATCTCTTTGGATTCTCGGCAAAATATCGGAATACAAGCCCCTCTGCTACCGCTCTTTTCCCTAGTATGTCACGCTTATACCACACCGAGCCTTTGTCGTATGTTTGCAATATCTCTTTCAGTTTTTTATCGCTAATAGACATATTATCGGCTAGTGTGAAGTGACCATAATTATATCCATAACTTGGGTCTTGCTTTTGCATCCGCTCGTGAAAGTCCAAAACGTCCGTATAATACCAGTTGGACGGTGCTTTCGGGTTTAAATCGTGAAATACTTTTCTGTCTGTAGATGATAATGTACGGTCAAATACCTCTTTAACAAACTTTGGGTGACATTCATTGGCTTCTGTAATGTATGCCATGCCATAGGTATTACCTTTAATTAACTTCTCGTCACCGTCTTTTCCACCGCCTGATACAAGAACAATCTTTTCTCCTGTCTTGGTCTTTATGTATACGCAATCACGATTTTGATATTTTCCAATCGAGCATCTGCCCTCAAAGTAATTTAATAATCCGTATCCGTCACAATCCAATATATTAAGTCTTGCTGTTGCCGTAGATACTCCTGCGATTAGATGTATTCTATTCTTGTGTGTTTCTAGCATTCCACAGAATATTGTAGTCTGTAGCACGTTCTTAGAACCACGCTTTCCTCCCTCTGCTACATTTAGCCAAGAGTCATAGCATCTATACATATATTCTTTTTGTCGAGCTGTAAAAGGTGATGGAAAATTCATATAGCAACCACCGCCTACTCGTAATCTTCGATGTTTCTATTCTCTACATCTTTTCTGATAACTTCATTCATAGTTTCCATATTCTTCAAGATTTCTTCCATTTTCGCATCATTATCCTTATCTTGTGATAGCTTAGACTTAACTGCGTCCGTCCTTGCTTTTTGTTCTTCTACGTCCATTTCTGTTTTTCCAATCTGTCCGCTGTATTTAGCAATAACCTCATATGCTCTCACATCACCGCTCATTGCCTTTTTGATTAACGCTGCATTTATGACCGTTTCTAGGGTGCTGGGCAAGCCTATTGATTTTAAAAACGGTGTCCACTCTGGACTATCAATTTCAGCGGTGAGTAATTGTGCCAATGTACGTTTGAAGTCTGCCATTTGCTTTCGCTTTTTGTATGCCTTTTTACCTGCCTCTCTTGCCGTTTCACTTGTAAACGGTGTCAAATTAGCCAGATTACCTCGCTTATTGCTCATGTGTTAATCACCTCCATATAGCGAAAAGGCGAGCCAGAAACCGTCCAGCTCGCCTTTCAAAAAAGTATGAAACAATAAAAATGTGAGGGGGGAGGGGATTTTCCCCTACAAAAACCGCACTCCCGATGATGGTCGAGATTAACAGGAATCAGTCCTATGCGGTAGGAGGCTACGATGAGATTGGTGTTATCTCCATCTGCCGATTCCGTCAGCAAGCTTTGACCCTCACCAACGGCTTTCCTCAAAAGAGGAGTGCAAAAAAATAAAACAAATAAGATAAAAATACGAAAGGAAATTACATTTATTATTATACTGCTTAATGTAAAAATCGTCAACTGGTAAACTGGAAATTTCCATTATCTTTCACCTCCTGCTGTCTTGCCAAAATCCCACAATCAGCAAGACAGCGTTTATTTGTGTGATAATTATAGTATATACTAAACCGCTCGGAAGCTTAATTCCATACAGTTACTAAAAAACTTGTGCGGTTAGTTTCTTTTTAATTCCTCTACCATTGACTCAATAGCAAGGATTTCACTTTCCATGAGTTCATCCCATGCGTTGCGATAATATTCACAACATGCGTTTGGTGCTTCTGTAATTCGCACAGCATACTTTTTCAACTGCTCATAATCTTGTCTGTATACATGCAAATCATTCACCATATGCGTATAGCTTCCCATTTGAACTCCAACCATTTTACTTACACGCTCTCCCAATCGAATCAAAGCGTAAGCGTTCATGAATGTGGCTTTCACCAAATCATTCGAGCGGAACAACACGTACATATTCAGTGCTGAACCGTCATATAAAAATTGTATATTCTGCATACAAGCTGGGTCACTGCTTCCGATATCGCATAAAGCTCTAATACTGATAACAGCTCGCCTACTATATAAATCTTCTTTTAATTCTTTTACTACTGCGTCAATCTGGTCAACTGGACTCACCATTCTATCGTGATATGTATATTTCCAGTTTCCTTTTTTGATTTCAAAATCTAAGATTCCGTCTAATATTTCCATCGTGTACTGCTGTAAGCTGTGTGGGTCGTGAATGCCACACACAGAAATCATCGGTTCTGCCAACGGCTCATCTACTATCATAACACCGCTTGTAGAATATCTATTGGTGTTGTATGCTTTGCACGGAAGTAATGGAATTTCCCACACTCCCTCTCTTAAATGCATCCACATTTCAAGCAATAACTCATTATATGCTTTTGCTAAAGACTTCTCTTTTACTTCGATTCTTCCCATCTTCAATGCTCCTCCTTTGAAATTGGCAAAGCATTATTTACGTATGCCTTGCACTTTTCACACTCGCATATTATATCATCCGTTCGAGGGTCTGCTATACCGCAGCAGAAATATCTATTGTCGTTCATGCCATACTCATGTGTGGTTATCTTAGCCATATGACAGTACGGCATCAACTTCTCGCCTCTTGTTTTTGCTCTGCCTTTCATTCCCTACACTCCCTTAATCAGTTGAAGTATGGGGTTAGGTCTACATCATCCGAACCGTCTGGGATGCTCGTAAAAGCATTATACGCATTATTTTCTGAACCATCTTTGGATGCCCACGAAAATCTTCTGTACGCTACGTCACAATCCTCATACATTTCTTCTAACTTATTACGCAAATGATGAATCTTTTCGTTGACTTCATACAAATTTTGACGCATCTTTTGATTTTCCTCTTTAAACTTCTCGTTTTCTTCGTACATCTTTTTAAAATCGTTGTAATCAACAATAGAAAAAACTTTTTTTCTAAAATCTTCTTTTTTAAGCGACTCTGTACTGATTCCCATGTCATACAGACATTTCAATTCTTTCAGTCCCCACATTGCTAATGTTAAAGCTTCTTTCGCATTTGTGTCAATTTGTCCTTGTGCGTTGTCTTTTATATCTTTAAGTACCTGTATGGTGCTTTCCATTTTTTTTGCTACACTATCTGTATATTCCATCTGCTTTACCTCGTCTTTCATCTTTGTCACATCAATACCTGTAATTAGTCTAAATATATCAGCGGTGAAATTTGGGATGCTTCGGATGGTTTCACGTTCCTCTTTCGATAATCTGTCCCACCAATACTGCCGTTCGTCCCCCTCTGGCATAGTTTCTAGTATATGCCGAGCATCACTCATGAGCCACTCTCCCATAGTCCAACTAGACGGTTTGTTAAACATGTAGATTTTCTGCTCTTTTGAGTTAAAGCAACCACTCGAATAATTGGTTGCGTTCCATTCTCCACTATTCCAATCTCCAATATTGCGACTACCAGAATTATAATCTCCAAAATTTTTATCTCCGCTGTTACAATCGCCACAATTAAAATCTCCGCTATTGTACAGTCCAAAATTAAAAACTCCGCTGTTATAATTTCCATCATTATGACTACCAGTATTCCTTTGTCCTTTGTTCCAATCTCCGCTGTTATATTCTCCTTTGTTGTATGCTCCGCTGTTGTGATTATCTCTCATCTTAATTACCTCCTTTTTCGTTTTTAAAATCTGCTTCAACATATTCTAGCAAGAAGTCCCCCACTTCTTCAAGTGGGGGATGTTGACTATCTGTCGTTGTGAGCCTTGATGTTGTAATCTCCGATATTGAAGCGTTTATTGTTGTAACTTCTGCTATTGCAAGATTCGGTTTCTCAATTTCTGCTATAGCGATGCCAGATGTTGTAATCTCTGTTGTTGCCATCCATATATTATTGCGACTTCTCACCGTTTCGCTCCCTCTCCGCTTGCTTTTTTCGCTTCATTCGTTGCATTTTATTATACCGCTTATCTGCACATATCCAACACGTTTTCCTCGTAGACATTTCTGACAGGTCTTTTACTTCTCCGCAATATTGACATTTGTATTTTCCTTTTCCGTACTTTTCTTCTTGGACTCTTTCTTTCTTCCTGTAGCAAGTCCAAGAGCAATAATACGTCCTCTTGCCATTTCCGTTATTCCGTCTATATACCCAATCTGGAGTGACATATATTACCTTTTTGCACTCCACGCATACCCTTTTGGCTGCATCTGGTGAATAATACCAACTATTCCTACGTACTTTCCTATCTCCTGCTTCCATGTAATCCATCTCCTTACACTTATACTCTCAATCTATGGCATTCGCAACCGCTTGTATCAGCGATAAATCCTTTACATCTTTCTGCAATTCTAGTTCCTACCGCCATGTCCCAATTAATTAATTTTTCAAGCGACATTTCAGTAGATATTATCGTCGGCAAATTTTGGTTATATCTATAGCCGATTATATCTATCACTTTTGTTTTGTCTGCATCTGCAACGTGTCCTTTTAAGAAGTCGTCAATATACAGCACTCTTGCTGTCTTGTATTTGTTGTCCTCGTCAATGTACATATCTTTGTCAGTCCACTTTAGCATTTGCAATCGTTCCATATCTTGTACGTACTGCATGTAGATAACTGGTATATGTAAGTTTTTCATCACATTCACACACACAGCAGTTCCTAAATGTGTTTTTCCAGTTCCAACATCTCCAGTAAGCAGTAGAAAGTATCCGTTACCATCATTTTGTCCGATGTGCTGATAATAGTTTATTGCTACACTTTTTGCTCTTTTGAGCTTCTCATCTCCATAGTCAGAGAAAGAACTAAATGTTTGCGAATCCAAAAACGCTTGTGATATCCCACTTTTAGCCATCATTCTTTTTACACGTTCTACCGCCACACATTCGCACTCTCTCGTAGTCCATATTGGGAATTTGCCCTCCCCTTTATCAACTATAATAAATCCTTCCCCTCCGCATTTTTCACACATACCTTATTCCTCCTTAAAAAAATTCATACGAAAATTCGCTATCATCCGTATCAAGGCAACCCATCTCATACTCATAAATTCTATCTACCTTATCCTTTAGACTGCTCTTTGTTTCGCTTTCTTTTTGCTGCTCACAATCTGTATATCTGCCCTCTAGCACTTTTACAAAATTTCCATCGTAGCAAATTAACCAATCAAAGCTGATTTTCCAACCTTTGTTATTTTTGGTTTTTCCCTGCAAGAATTTAGAAGTTTTGATATTATCAATAGCCTTTATTACGTTGTCCAGCCCATGCTCTGCCAATCTAGCTTGTAGTCCTATGTCACGTTTTGAGCGAGCCGACACCTTAATAACTTTTTGTAATCCTAGTGGTTCAAGACTATTCCATTTTTTTATCACTATATCAACATCTTTATTGCGATTTTCTTCTGGCTTCTTGTCCTCTACTGTTGTTTCTAGCTTCGGCTCTTGGCTTTGTTTCTCTGGCTCTTGAACTTCTGAATCTGGCATTACATACTCTGATTTTGGAAGCTTGTAGTTTTCGAGTTTGAAGTTTTTGACGTAGATTATATTGGGTTTTCCACGTCCCAAACGTCTTTTTTCGATTAACCCTATCTTTGTTAATTCTCCTATAGTCTTAACCGCTTTTTTATTTGAGCAGTTCAGCATTTCCATTGTATCATCAATTGAGAAAATGATAAATGCTCGGTTTTCTTCGTCAAACCAGTGGTTTTTTACACTAAGGCTCATGCGGTCTAGCATTAATCCATACAACATTTTAGCCTCGCAAGACAATGTCTTTTTAAAAAAATCATCCGAAAACAATAACTTTGGAATTTTGAGAAAGCTATATTGTGAAGCTTCGTATCCTCTAAAATAATCATATGTAATATTACTCATACCTCATGAACCCCCTTGTTTTTTTCTTTGTGATACCATTATAGCATATACTGTGAGAAAAGTCAATCGTAACTTAAAATAATTGTTGACAATTCATATCGAAATGTTGTATAATGCTTGTATCATATAAAGAAAGGTTGTGATGTTAAATGGGTAAAAGAACGGATATGTCTAATGTTGACACGTCTACACTTGGTGGACGTTTCAGAGCAGTAAGGGGTGACAGAAAAATGTCGCTTGAACAATTTGCCGAACGACTTGGAGTGACACGTTCGCATTTGTCGGCGATTGAATACAACAAAACACGTCCATCTCACGTACTCATTCGGTTGATATGTGTGGCATACCACGTAAATTATGATTGGTTAGCTGATGGAGTTGGCGATATGTACAAATCAAAATATACGATGAGTGATGTGTACGAATATGTACACGATGCTTTAACGAGTAGCAACGCAAAATTAAAAAAACGTGTGTTGCTAGGACTTACAAGCTTAACTGATGAAGAATGGGAAGTTCTCGGATTACTTCTCAGCAAGTTCAAATAATAATCAGTGGCAAGCTGGATAGGTAAGCCTATCTAACTTGCCTTTTATTATGCTATTTTAAATTTGCGTCTTGCTTGACAATTTTCATTAGATAATTGTATGGTCTGTCAACTTTTCTCGCTCTCATGTCATTTGTCTTTATCATCATGTAGTGATAGCGTCTAATATCTACATCTTCATTTAACGCTCCTAACTCTGGTATATATGGCAACTGCGACTTTGGAATACATACTAATACGCTCTGGATTGCGTCCAACTGTGAGGGTGTGAATCCGTAGTCGCATACGGTTTCTTCCCATAATTCTCCCTGTCTTTCTGACTCTTGCTGTAATGGTTGCTCTACCTCTTTTACATCTTTTACATCCTCTGTACGCTTTGGCTGTGATGATGTTCGTTTTTTGTTATTCCGTGGCTGTGATGTGCCTTTTTCGTGTGGTTTAGCCGTAAACTCTATACCAACTACAGTACGTCCTTTTTTAATCTGCTTATATGTGTATTTACATCCTGCTTTCTTGGTGAGTTCTTCGTATGCCTCTTTTAAGACTTTTTGGTTGAACTGCTTGTATTCTTCGTAAGACTTAGCTGTACATCCTAGCGTCATTTTAAGGTCGTCTAAGTC